TCTTTTGCTTCTTTTGATGCTCGTGTACCAAAAACTCCTTCAAATAAATTGCTAAAAGCAATTAAAACATTATTTAATGCTTGAGCCTGTCCAGTAAATTCAGCTATAGCAGCACCCGTTGCAGAAAGTGCTAATATAGCAGTAGTAATAAATCTAACAGCGCGTCCTGCAAATCTCAGTGCTTTGCCTAAGAACAGAACCCCTTTTTCTAATCTTAAAATTACTGGTCCTACAAATGCGGCTACTTTACCCATTCGTCCCATTGCAACAGTAGTAAGACGCATAGCTCGTGTTAAATTCTTTTGTGCCGCTTTAACAGACTCTAACCGCTTCTCCAATGTTTTAGTTGTTTTACCAAGACGTTGAGCCGCTTTTATTTGACGCTCAATTGCTTTTCGATTAGCATCACGTACTTTTGCCTCTTTTTTTAATGCTGCTTGTAATCTAAGGGTCCCAGCAACTCCTAACTCACCTGCACGCGCTTGTTTAATTAAAGGAGATATGTCTTCTTTTCCTTTAGCTGTTAATCTTGTTAAACTAACTCCCTTTAATCCTTGACCCATTCTGTCTAAAGCTGCTGATTGTTTTTTAACAGAAGGGCCAATTTTTGATAATGTTCCTAAAAATACATTAACAGCATTACCCATAAATGCAAAAGTTGAAGCTACTTTTGTTCCTAATAAACCTAATCCAACACCTAAAATTACTTTAGATATAGCTCCAAAAACTACAATTTTTGCTAAAAGATTTTCTGTGAAAAATTCTGCAAGTGGAACAAGTCTCTCCGCCAAAAAACTACCTACTTGAGTTGCTAAGTCAATTAAGCTGGCCGATAATTGTTCAAATTTTTCAGCCGTTGTAGGAATACTAGTATTTATAGCTCCAAATTTTCTTGTTCCTTCTTCAATAATAGAATTTGCAAATGCTTGTCTACGTTCAAAAGATGTTAATTGAGCAGCAGTTTTTCCAATCTCTAGAGCATATTTATTTACTGCAGGTTCAATACGAGTAAAGATACCGAGTTCATCTAATAATTCTGGTTCTAGTTTTGCAGCACCTCTACTTAATCGTGTTAAAGCATCATTAAAATCTCTACCTAAAGCCCTAGATGCCTTTAAAGAAACTTCTGTAAGAGCAGATATTTGATCAATATTAAATCCAGCAGATAAAGCAATATTAGCTGTTTTAGCTGCTTCAGCAATGGTTAACTGACCTTTAGAAATTTGCCGCATCGTAGTAAGTACTTCATCACCAGTTGTTGCAACAGCAGCAGCTAGAGTAGCGGTACCGGCTAATAATTGATCAAATTGTGCGGCTCGCTGAAGGGCAGCAAAAGCTTGCTGCAAGGCAAAAACATTCGCAGCCGCACCAGCATATGCTGCAACTAAACCACCTAAACCATTTGCTTGTGCGGAAAATTGACGGCCTGAAGAAGCCGAAGCTTGACCAAGACGAGTTTGTGCACGGCCAATAGATTGAGTATCTTTTTGAACCTTTTTGGCACCTTTTGATACAAATTCTGTTTCTACAGTTTGCTTTATTTTAGCACCTGCCATTTATTTTCCTCTTGACGCTTTCGCTAAAGATTCTTGCTGTTTTCGTTTTTCACTATAAAATTTAGCAGCCTCATGTTCTGCTATTTTAAGTAATGTAAAAATATCTTTTTTATTATCCATTTGATAAATATCCATTATATCCATCAAACCTGCATAGTCTTTTCCCATCCAACTACCAGACATTCCTTCCCATTTATCAGGAAGGCAATTAAATAAAACTAAAGCGCACTGAACTTCATAAGATAAATAAGAAGCATCTTTTGGGATTTCTTCTTCTTTTGGCTCCCATCCCATTTGTTCACACATTTGAAAATATTGTTCTGAGTCCATACCCCCAGCAAAAAAGGAATTGCGAAGGTATTCAATTAGTTTTTTTCATTTTCCTTTGCTTTTTTTACAGAAAACTGTTCAAAATCATTCATACAATCAGTTATATACTGATCAAAAATTGGAGAATTTAACAATAATTCTAATGCATCTTCTTCATTATACTCTATATCTTCTTCTGGGTCCATAGAAGAAATATCAGCAGGAAAAAGAACTGGTAAATGTTTAGCTTTAAGTCCTGACCAACCTTTGATAGCTTTTTGAGAATAATGTTCAAGAAAACGATCATTATCAACTTCTTCTTCACGTTGGCGTGTTCGTTTATTAAATTTATAAGTTAAAGAACGATTACGAATTTTCATCAGATCATCTCGATTAAGATAAACTAATTCAATTTCAAAACCATCAATATCTGGAAATTCAACTGTAGATGTGGTTTCTTTAGCCACAATATTTTTAAGTTTACTCATTAGTATCCCCTCATAAAAGAAGTGCCCATCAACATATCTGCTTTTCGTAAGGTGAGGGGAAACCTATGAATCGCACGTTGATGAGCACTCTCTGGTTAAAAATTTTATTCCCCCCCAAAATTTTATTAAGCCGCAGATTTAACTGCCACTAGCGTTACTTCTCCGCCGTCACCTTTACTAGCTGTTGGTTCTTGTCCAACAAAATTAACGGACATAGAGATAACATCTTCCGTCGCAAGCTGCGGGAACTCAAACTGACAAGCATTCATTTGGAAAGCTACATATGGATCACCACTAGTAGTTCCACCAATAATCAAATTAGCATTTGATGTCTGTGGAGAGGAAGTTCTCGTATCTTCAGAAATATTCCTCAAGAAACCAGCACTTTCTAATTCACCTGCACGTAAATACATAGTGCATGAACCAGTAATCGCGCGTGTGCCAGTAAACTGACCAATCGGCTGATTAAGAGCTGAAATTTCTTCTGGTGTTAGATATGTAATATTATTATTATAATCAAAAGTAAGAGCTGTTACTGGGAAAGTAAATTTCTCATCAGCAGCTGTAGCAGATGCCTGATGATGAAACTCAATTTGACTAAGCCTATTTTTAATAAAAGAATTAGTACCAATAGTTCCAGCCACATTCATCTCATTAAATGGAGCATAAGACGGTCCTGTATTAGCTGTCACTTCTGTAACATTAGAATTAGCAGTTACAGTAGATCCATCATTAAGAATACCACCAAAACACGCAACAGCGTTATCTCGTGGGGTTCCAGTAACTTCTCTCAAAGTTGTACCGTTACCCGTCCATGTTACCATAGCAATATCTTCAATACCTGCATCAACTGTAGCTTGCATTACCGTTGCATTTGACACCTGATAAAAAACATTATCAAGTTTAAAATACATATGATTTTCTGTAGAGGTTGCAAAATTAGTACGAAATGAATGTGCACCTGTATCAGCTGCAGTATTTGTAGTAAATTGTTTACCACCTTCACGCCATGTACTTTGATAATTACTTCCATCGGAAGGACTCGTATTTGCTATCAATGCTTGCCACATAAACCAATCTGCTACAGGCATCACATTGCCACTTTGATTAGATCCTGCTCCGGATCCACCGGCAGCCCCTTGCGCTATCGCTCCTGTAGGCCGCATATAAACTTGTAAATTCCAATCACAAGGATTAATTGCCGTATTAAACCTCTGTTGCGACCTATCAGGAGTAGTGCCTGATTCCAGACTTGTAATATCCTGAGTAGCCGCTGAAGAAGTTACCGCAAATCCTGCCAATACTTCAAGTTTCCAAGTATTGGCATTAGTTAAACTCGTGACAGCCGCTCCGTTAATAAGGTCAACCGTCGAGTAAAACACTTCTGAATTTCTCTGTAAATTAAGAGAGGCCATATTTTTTTCTCCTTTAAACTAATATATATTGTATAGTTATTTCAATTTCACTAAGTCCATACGGAGTAAGTAATCCTTCATCGGCTGATATATTAGCAATATTAAATTGTTGAATACCTTTACTGGAATTCTCTCCTATATTATAGATTACGTGTTCAATATCTTGAACCAAATTATCTATATCGCTCTGTGAATTGTCTTCACTAAAAACGTATGCTCTTATGGTAGCGTCAAGAGTTGCAGTTGTCAAATTCTCAGAATTAAATTCTCGAATTTCGGTGCCACCAGCAATATATAGACTTGGAAAATCATTTATCTCATCTAAAAACTTTAATTTTCTTTCAACATTGTTGAATAAATTGGTGTTATATGTATAGTTTGAATTAAAAGTAGATGTACCCCCATCAATCTTTTTTAACTCTGTAACTAAAAAGTCAATTATCTCCGTTCTTCTTGAAGTAGCCATTATTGCGCTCGTAAAATTGCAAATTGTCTACCAAATAATCCTTGTACCACTTCTCTAATAGATCGTGAAATTAAAACATCCGGATTATAAGGGGTATCTATTAAAGACATATAGATAGGATCATACATATACCGCATTACATTCTCTCGATATCTAGGAA